CGCGTCACTCCTGTTATCTATATAATTTTGCTTGAACAGTATCTTACTGTTACACTATTTTAGCTTAATACGATAGCATTAGTTAACAATCTTGGTATAGATAAAAATAGGGCCCGTAAGCCCCATTATAATTTACACTTTGTTAGAAATTTCGATTAGGATCTGTCACAAAATCGCGCATTTCTGTAACTCGGCGCAACCATCCATTAAGATATTTTTGTTGCGAAGGTTTCGCGGCAATAATGTCTGTATAAAATTTCACACGCTGATCGCATACAGAATTACAAATAGCGATGGGGTCTCCTGAAGCTAATGCACTAAGCGTAACTGGACCAATTGCACCGTCGTCAATTACTCCTATTGCACGTTGTATAAACTTTGCAGCTTGAGATGGGCCATGTTGAACAGCGCCGTCAAAATTTAATGCAGCAAGCCTCCCATTCATTTTGTCGCATTTAGCATTAAGCCAATAATTACTATAATAAACAGACTTTGCACCTTCATAATCTAAATATGTAACATTAATATTCGGATTAGAAGTTTTTGCAATACCGTATTTTGTTTCACCACCTGAATCATCGGGATCAATTGTGTATCCACAATTTCTGCGATGTATCTTAGTATCAATAAGACCGTCTTTGGCTCCCGGCTTATTAATATCCCATCCTCCGTTAACTTCATATAGCATCGCATGGTCGATTGCTTGTTCGAATGCATTAGTATACATATCGTTTCTCTCCTATTGTGTTATTTATTTATCCCAAATAAGTTCTATATAGATAAATAACACAATAGGAGCTTATTATGGATATAGGACACTGGCAATACACGTATGATTTTGATATAAATGACTGGTTCGGGTTTGTATATAGAATAATCGATACTACAAATAAAAAACAATATATAGGCAAGAAACAATTCTTTACTCATACAACTAAAAGAGTTAAAAATAGAAAAAATAAGAAACATTTTCACAAAGAATCAGATTGGCGAATATACACTGGGTCATCGGTAAATGTAAATAATGCTATTATAGAAAAAGGAAAAGATTCATTCCTGTTTATAATAGAGTCATTACATATTTCGAAGGCGTCCTTACATTATGCTGAAATACATTTACAAGTAACCGAAAACGTATTACGAGAAAAATTTGAAAATGGTGAAAGAAAATATTATAATGGCTGCATATCTGGTGTTAAATTTTTACCACCAGACGAACATTCTGATGAAAGTAGGGCTAAAATATCGGCTTCTCTGATACAATTGTATGAAGATAACGATAATTTTTGGTACAATAAATTATCTGAATTAGAAAAACAAGTTTTTGATGAAAATTATCGAATAGGTAATAATTCTTCAAAGCGGGGAAAAACTGATGAAGAATATAAAGCATCGTTAAATGAAAATTTTGTAGGAAAAAATAATCCTATGTATGGAAGAACCGGTGAATTATCTCCAAGATTTGGAAAAAACCCATACGAAAATTTATCAGACGAACGCATTGCAGCAATAAAGTCTATTTTAAGTATAAGAAATTCGGGGGAAGGTAATCCAATATTTGGCAAAAATCCTCATGAAAATATGACATCCGAGGAATTGGAGATTTTAAAAAGTAATACGGGTATAAGAATGTCCGGGGAAAATAACCCAATGTTCGGTATTTCGCCTACGTATAGAATGACAGATACTGAAAAACAACAATGGAAAGACAACATAAGCAAAGGATCTAAAGGCCGACCTAAATCTGAAAAAGCTAAACAAAATATGCGAGTACCAAAAGGCCCGCAGAAGACAATTACATGTCCGCACTGTAATAAGACCGGCGGAATAAGTAATATGTCGAGGTATCATTTTGATAAATGTAAGAAAAATCCAAATATTGTCTAGATTAAGTATGAATTATAGAAGTTACCAGACGAGATATTTTTTAATTTAAGCAACTGAGTTTTTTTAATTTTGCAGAAATTATTCTCTTCTGTTTTGAAACTTCGTCTTCTATAACACGAACTACCGGTAATACAGGTAGGAGGAAGTTTTCCCATTTATCAAACCCTATAACAGGTATAGCAGATTTCGCACGTGACCCTTTACTAATAAATATCGATAATTTAATAGTAAGGGAACCTGAAGCTGGAATAGTTCTGTCATTTAAGTAATCCATCATAACATCTCCCGTAACTTCAAAACAATCTATTACATCTTCATTACGGCTATCTAATAATATAAGATATGTATCGATGCCCTTAGAACTAATATTGTCCTTTATGTTATATGATGCATTAAACACAGATTTAATACTAGTTGTATCTTTTCTAAATACAACCCCGTTTACAATTTTTCCAGGACTGACAGAATAAACTGTATCTTTAATAGTCTTATAAAACTTACTTTCGTCAGTATAACTAGATTTTAATTCCACAGAACTGAATATTTTACCTGTCAGTTTTATAGCATCGGGTCCAGTCTTCTTCCCTAATATAGGTAAAAATCCTAAAATAACAGCACAACGTATGTCGTGCGATTTGGAAGATAATGTTGTCGACGACGCTTGACCTGCTTCTAAGTCAAATCCGTGATATTGCTTTAAATCAAACGAGTTATTTTGTTTTTGTTTATTGAACGTTTCTGTATTTTGTAATACTCTTTTTCTATAAGTAGCTGCTGTAATCATACATCCCTTTGTTGTAAGAAGTTCAGTATACATTCGATATTCTCAGAAACTCAATAGCTATTCTCCGGTTTCAGAAATTTCAAACGATGTAAACCCGCCTTCTTTCACAACCTTCAACACATTAGATACCCTTCCGATTAATTCATCGCGGTGTGAAATAAGATAAATGTTTCTCTTATTTTCTCTACCCATTTTCTTTAATATCGCAACAGATGCTTCGACACCACTCGAGTCCAGCCCTGAATCAATTAATTCGTCAATGAAAAGCAAATTTATTTTATTATTCATATTTTCGAAAACATCTCTAAACGACCAAGATAACGAAAGTATTAGTCGTGTTCGTTCGCCTCTGCTAAGATTATCGAAGTCAAACTCTTTACCGTACATACTGATTTCGACTTCTAAATCTGACTTAAATTTTACGCAATGAGGAAGCCCGATATCTGACAAGTAATGTGCTAATCTATGATTAAGAAATGCTAAATTTTGATCTATAATTTTCTTACGAATAAAACTATCTTTATTTGTTAATAACTTTAATAAGAAATCCTGATGATCGCGTAACTTAGACAGTTCATTTAAATTAGTAAAATTAATTTCTTGTAATCCGTCGCACCTTAGCGCATCAATCTGATCTACATACGGATTGATTGTTTCTAATTCTGACGACAAACTATTTCCTAAAGTATCCAATGTTGTCTTATGATTATATGCTTCGTCGATTGTAAGATAGTATGTATCCGGAAGTTCAGGTATGAGCGATACTACAGTCGATGCAAGGGTCTTTACTTCGTCACGTTTTCCCGTTTTTTCGCGTAATCTTATATGTGCATCTGTATGCTGGGATACATACTCATTATGAACCTTAGCATGTGTATCTTTATCCATTTCCTGACTACATGTAGGGCAAATCTGTTCAGTAGAACTCTGTAAAACTTTATCTAAACGAACTATTGTTCGTGAAGAGTCCGTTACATCCTTTTCTAGACTAGTAAGTTCTTTTGTTAACGACCTATATTCTGTCGTCAAATCTTCTACTTCTTTCTTTGATTTATGTAATATAATTTCATCGTCAATGTTTACATTCATTAACTCCATAATAGCAGACTGAAGTTTATCTATCTTCTGTGTCTTCTGGAGATCCCATGTTGCCGACTTAGTGACCAACGCCGTAATATTTGACTCAATTCTTTTATTTGCTTCCTTAGCCGCAGTGATACGAAATTCCTCTTCTTTAATCTCATCCTTAATTACCCTTGCTTCTTCTTTGAGTTTATCGGCTTTTTCGGAAAGTTTTGTTATACCTAAAAGTTGTTCGATAATTACACGCTGGTCATTTGTACGCAATGCAAGAAAAGGTTCTACATAAGTATTTAATGCCAAAATATGTTTAAACATGTCATGGGATATACTAATTATTCGTTCAATTTCTGCTTGCGTATGTCGACCTTCGCCCTGAGATTCGTCATCCCCGCCATTTTCTTCAATCCCGTCTTTAATGAATTTGAATATACCTGGTCTACGTCCGCGTTCGATTGTATAGCTGACACCATTTATCTCGAATGTTAATGTAACCAACATATTTTTCATATTGGTTTTATTAATAAGATTATCTTTTTTAATATTTGTTAAAGCACCACCGTACAATGCATAACTTAACGCATTCACAATAGTAGATTTACCGACACCATTTCTGTTGTCGTTGCCGCCTAGATCTAAATTTTCTCCAAGAACTAGCACTAATTCGTCACTACTAAAATTAAGAGATTGAGTAACGTTTCCGATACTCATGAAATTCTTTATTGTTAAACCTTGTAATTTTATCATATGTTATAATCCGTTATAAATTTCGATAAATTTGTTTATATCGAATTTCGAATCACTGTCGATAGTATTTAAACATTCAATAACTATCTGATCGACAGTTTTTAATGTGATATCGGATGTATATTCTTTTGTTAAGTCGTCTTCTTGATTTCTAATCAGTTTAAATTCCCTGACATTATACTGAGATAAAAATGTTTCGCGCAGGAAAGCAGCTTCTTCATATGTAATGTCAATGTCAAGTGTAACTTGCATGTATGTTTTAGGCTTTAAATACATGTCTGGGTTTGCAAGCAGTGTAGAAAGGTTGATTGTAATAAATCTGGGCCCTTGATCGTAATTAATAAATTCCGGAACTCCGTCCCATTCAAGGAACATAGCACCTCTTTCAAAATCCCACACATCTGAATAATTATGCCCAAATGGATTACCTATGTAATTAACTTTACCCTTACTTTGTCGTACATGAAAGTGCCCAGAAAATACATAATCCTGATGTTTAAAATGGGTTGTATTGAGTGTACCGTGATCAGGCATTTCTACCTTAGCATTCATTTTAAATCCAGGTAGTTCTAAATGCCCAAAAAGATATTTAGATTTTATCTTAGATATA